GTTGACTTTTCTTCTAGCAGTTTCTCTGATTCAGTGTCTGTATTAGCTTGTTTAATGTCAGCAGGGTTCATGTTAGCTTGTGTAGTATTTACTGCAACGCCACGCTTAGATAGCTCTTCCATCAAGGCAGGGTTTGCCTTAGCAGCTACCATAACTTTCTCAATGATAGAGTCCATACGAGTAGGGTCATTGTACAAAGATTCAGTCAAGCCGCCTTCAGCAAAGCCAACAGCCATACCCTTAGCATTCATGCGAGAGTTTACCATAGGATCATTCTTAGCAGCAATCGCCATCTTATCCATCAGGCCACCCTCATAAGCACCTGTAGTAAGAGCCTGCTCAAGTGCAGCAATATCTTCTTCACTAATGTTCATGCCTTGCGGTGGCATAGCAGCCATATCTACAGGCTCACCACCAATACGACCATCAGCTTCCATACCAGCTAAACCCATCTTAGCTTCTGTCCGTAAGTCTTCAAAGTATTTAACACCAAAGAAACGCACCACATCAGCAGGTACTACGTACTCACCTTCACTTAGCTTAGCATCAATATCGTCCCGTACCTCTTCAGGTAGCGAACCCGGAGGAACTTCATTGCCTGACACTGGGTCTACTTGAGGAGCCTGCTGATTAAAAGCCATTTCCATTTGATCACGCATAACTTGTCCACCTTCGCTGTAGTTTTTTGGTACTTTTATATTAACTTTTCTAGTAGGGGTATTAAATAAATTAGCTAAATACTCACCTGCCACCTCTGGAGAATTGCCTATTAGACTAAGCATACTCTTTAAATCTGTAGGTAAATCTCTTTGTTTTTTATTAAAGTTATATTCATCTCTTATTGTAATATCATCTGGACTAGATTCAGAATCAAACCTACCTAGACTTGTTGCAACTCTATACTGAGGGTCTGTAAAAGTACGGTACAGTGAACCTGCATAAGACTCATCTACTTTATTAGCTCCTAAGGCTTGCGGGTCATTTCCATAAGAACTTACAGTTGTTTGATTTAAAGGTTGATTAGCAAACTTTCTATTCTTTTTATTTCTATAGTTATTCTCTTGCTTCTCTGATAATAAAATCATCTCTATTAATTCATCTTCAGTAAAATCTTTTTCTGTTATGTCTGATTTACGACCAAGAATATTCTCAACTAATAGTCTAGCATTAGTAGGAATTTTATTGTAAACATTCCGAAAGGAAAAAGAATCATTACCTAAATTATACTTTTTTTGTATACGTTTTCTTTCTTGCTCACTTTTTGCAGAAGCTCTTTCATCTATGTCAACTAAATTAAGAGCCATTAACTTCATCCCTCAGATATTTAAGCTTACGTAACATTGCTGCTTCGCCTTGACATCGAAACATATCATCTGTACTTGTGACTTGTTCCATCTTCTTGTGTACTTGTAGTATTTTACTATCTAGCATTTCGCAGAACTCATCCCACAAAGGCTTATCGTTTACTAACTTCTGTAGTTTCATCTGTTAGGCCTCTGGACTAAGCCACCTTTGTTTAATCGTAGTTTGGCTCTCGTAGGGTCTAACTTTAAATCTTTAATGTTAATAGACTTACCTTTTAGTATTACAAAATCTTCTACTCCTGCTTTAGCTACCCTTTTAGCTAAGCTACCATTCGGAAAGCGTTCTGCTAACTGTCGATCTTTAGGACTAATGTAAGGCTCATACTTTAGATCTTTAGTGCCTACCTTAACTTGATCACCAAGCTCAGCTTTTAGTTGCTTCAAAGCTTTATCAAACGCTACTACATAGGTATTGTGAAATCCTGAGCCTTTAGTAATAGCTTTTTTATATGCATCACTATCTACATTAAAACGCCTAGCTGCTAACTTCTCTATAGGAGGTAATACAATCTCATCAACACCTTTAGCTTTTGCATCAGCAATGATAGACTGTAGTAGTACTCGTACTGAATCAGTTAAACTTGTGAGGGGTGTATCTTTTTTACTTACAATACGCTTAGTCTCCTTTACCAAATCTAAAACTTCGTCAGTGACTTGTCCTAATATATTGTCTTTGCCTGAGAAGTTATATACGTTAGTTTTGTAATCCATCATTGCTTCAAACATTAGTTTTAGAGCATTGAACATATTAACACCTTCGTGAGCAAAACCCTGATCTTTGAATAGTTCTTGCATAGCTTTTGATGTTTGATCTCCTGAAAGCTTTTTATCAGTAGCTATTGGTAAGTACTTATTAAATACAAAGTCTTCATAATCTTCAAATAGAGTTCCCGGCAAATCAAACTCAGGCTTAAAAGCTATATCATCCATATTAGATTTAAACTCTACCCTCAACTCTTCTGTAGCCTTAGCAAGAGCTTTGCTAGGATTGTCTGACATGTTTTGTATTGCATCAGACTGAAGCTCTTCAATGAGGATATATTTTTTACCTAACGATGAATCAAATTTTGATGATAGAGAAGTGATCCTATTAGAGTTTTCAGTAGAGAAAAACTCAGAAAGTTCCTTTTTTTGTTTACTAGTAGGAGAAGTTTTTCTTACACTATACCTTGTGTGGGCAAGGTTAGATGTTCCGTAGTGAGTCATAAGACCTAAGTCTTTACCTTTAACGTCTACACCAACTTCCTCATATCCTACTTCTGTATCTAATAGGTCATTCTGTCTTTGCATATCTTTATTCTTAGTACCCTTACGTAGTGCACTAATTTCCATAGGCTCCATCATAGATTCTTGAAGTGCTTGACCCTTAGTGTAACGCTCCTCAGGATCTAACTTAAACTCACGGAACTCCATCTCACTCTTAGATACCTTAGGTGCCCTCTTACGCACAAAGGCTTCAATGTTCTCTCCTCTAGTACCTCTAGTCTCACTAATAGGAGCATTCTCAATAGCACTCTCGACAGGGCTATAGAAGCTTGCAATAATAGGGCTGTCTGGATTAGCAACATCAAATATCTCACCATCAGCTTGATAGTTAATGTTATCGCTCTCTCGTGCACCTCGTAGGAAGTCCTTTGTCTGCTTGAACATAGGATTAAACTTAGGGTTATCTGTGATACCCAACGCAGAGCTAAGCTCTTTAGCTATGAGTCTACTTAGTCCAGCCATTACTGTACGTTCCCACTAAAGCCTTGCTCTCCGGGCGCTGCAGCTGCCCCAATACCTATGTTACCACCACCGCCACCTGTCATGTCTTGTGGGCCTGTAGGGCCTGCTCCTTGAAGCGGAGGGGCACCTGCTGGTGGAGCACCCTCTGGTCCTGCTGGTGGAGCATTAGGGTCAACTGCTACAGGAGGAGCTTGGAAGCCCTTAAGTATCTCTGCCTGTACTGCTGCGTCTTGAATAGAGTTAGTTACTTTGTCAGGATCAAGATCCATGCTAACTGCAATCTCACGTATGATGTAATCCATCTTAGCAAACGGTGCCAGTGTTGGGTTCTGTGCAACCTGCAAGAACTGCATCAAGCGTTGGCTACGTACTTCGTTAGCCATGAGAGACTCAGTACCTTGGGCTTTAACTTCTAAGTCACCCTTGATCTCAGGGTCATAGTCAAACTGCATGTTGAAGCTGAAGAAAGCTTTGCCTAGTGGGTTGAGCAAGTAGTCATCTACGTTCTTAATAACTGTACGAATAGAACCGTTAGCTGCAGACATAAGCATAGAGATACCAGAAGCGGTACGTCCTACACCTGACACACCCGTCTGACCGTGAGCAAAGCTAGGGAAGCCAGTACTCTCATCAGCAAGGACACGAGCCTTGTCGAAGAGTTGCATGTTCTCACCAGCCACGTTAGGAAAAGATGTACCAAAGATGGCTTGTCCGGGGGCACCCCCTTGACGCCTAAAGACTTTTCCGGGATATACTGACAAGTCTTGGCCCGGTACTAAGTTAGTCTCATCAACTTCAATCAACAAGTTACCTGACAGTACAGCATTGTCTACAGCCATACGCATGAAGCCATTCATGAGTGTCTGTGTGTCATCCATGTTCTCAGCAATACCTACACCAAAGAAGCTGTAAGGATTAACTTCGTAAGGTACAGCGTAGTAAGGGATGAGTGCAGGTTTGAACGGGTTCATAACCATACGTAAGACTTGACCGTTACATACCCATAGGTTTACGTTAAGTTGCTCTGCATCTTTAAGTGCACGAGGAATATCAATGTCGTGGTCTTCTAATACTTCACGATCAACAAAACCCCAGAACTCTTTTACGTCATAGCGTTCAGCTTTACTACCGTGCTCATCATCCTCCATGACTTGCTCCCACCACTTCTTCTCATAGGATTCACCCATCTTGAGAGAGTTGTCGATAGCGTTGTCACGAAAGAAAGGGCGACCCTTGAGAGCACGTAGCTGTGAGCGAGACATCTTGTGCCTCTCAACAATGTACTCTGCCTCATCCATGTTAGATGCATCAGGGTCAGGGTAGAAGTTCCATATAGATACATTGCTTGTAGAAGGAACAGTCTTTATAGTAGGATCGTAGTTGCCTTTTTCATCCCAGTTTGGGTACTCTTTGTTTACAGCAAACGGACCTTTCATAATCCCTGTACCAAACAAAGCACACTCAAAGGCAGCAAGACGTAGCTGCTTGTTAGCGCCACTCTCTTCTAGCTGGTCATGTATCTTCTTCTGCATCTTCTTAGCTGCAACCTTAGCTGGGCTAAAAGTAATAGCAGTAGGAGTTGTGCCCGGACCTTCAACAACCTTATCCTCTACAGGGCCAAGCTTACCAGCTAAGGCACCCATACGCTCCTTAAGTTGATCCATTGTTTCACCGGGAGCAAGACGCCCCTCTTCACTAGTGAAAGGAGTAAAGGCTTCTTTGACAGTATCAAATGCCTCTTCTGCTGCTGGATCAGGGTTAGAGTCAAAGTGTACAGTATCAGCTACACCCTCTGGAAGACTAGTAGGATCTACAACAATAGGAAACTTCTTGTTACCAAAAAGAACGTCAACAATCTGCCCATAGGCTGCAAGCGTTTTAGTCTTAGTTACTTTTACAAATACACGGGACCGTTCTGCCTCAGTAAATTGTACACTAGGACTATATAGACCACGATAGTTACGATAAGCTTTTAACCAGCGTTCTTCATCTTGAAGTCTGGCGTCCTCTGCTTTCTTGTAACGATTCTCTACAAAAGAAATAATGCTTCCTACAGAAGTATCAGTCTCGTAGGAGTCTTTCTTTACATCCTCAATAAAAGAGGATTCAGAAGATTCAATATTCTCTTCGTAGCTTTCGTCAAAGTCTTTAGGGTCCATACTCAATATCCAAATGTTGGATCAGACGCTTGAAAGCCTGATCTTGATGTTGCTGGATCGTAGTCAAATAAAGAGCTACGGGGTCTTGTCATAATACCATATCGTAAAGCGTCATACAAGTGGTCTTCTGCATTTGTATCAACGTCTTCGGGATTACGTTTATCTAGAGGTATGCTTGGTAATTGTGCTACAAGGTTAGTACAAGTATTAAACATAACTAAACGAGGCTCCTCTGTAAACTCATCTACCTGAAGTCTACGATGTAATTCATTCTTACCAGCTACACGGGAACCTTTAGAACGATCAGAAGGACGCCAGCGACAACCCCTCATATTCATTTGTTCTGCCAGTGAAGGCCCTGTATCGCCTCTTTTATGCCATAAAGAGCTATCAAGTACGCCATAACGTATGCTTCCATCTTCAGCTTCTGCCCTTAAGATCATGTCAGCTAAGTCTATAGCTGTAACCTTAGAGCAGTATAACTCCCTATATACTACCAACTGCTCAGAAGGACTGACTGCAAACCAGACAACTCCTGTGTAACTACCATAACCATAGTCACATGCTCTAAATCTTGCCCAACTTCTGGGTATATTGTAAGGTTCTACAGAGTGTATCTTACGGTTAAACTCAGGAAATGCTGCTCCTTCGTTAATATCCCAATCACCATCAAGTAGTTGCTTACGTTGATGCTCAGGCATAGACAAGAGCATTGCTTCGTAGTCACCACTCTCAGCTAGGTAAGGGTTATCAAACAAACTAGCAGGTATAAACTTACGTTGGAATAAAGGTACACCTTCTTTACTGTGTCCCTTAGGGTAACTTAGTGTATCTCCAGTTTCAATATCAGTAGCCCAGAACGATGTGTTAGGTGTTGCTGGATCAATAAACATTTTCTTAACCCAAGCATGACCGGGGCCACCGGGATTTGTTGTAGCTCTCATGTACAAGCCCAACTCAGCGTTAGCGGATCTCAAGCGACTCCTCATATAATTCCACGAAAAGGGACTCTTCCATTGGGTCAACTCATCGAAGGCTACATAGTTAAACGCCTGTCCTTGGTAGCGCATAACGTCAGTCTCTTTATCCAAGTAAGACATCCAGAGCCTGCCACCCCTTGGTGTAGTCCACTGCTGCTTTCTCTCTGACCACTTAATACCCGGAATAGCTTTAGGGTATAACTCTTGGCTCTTCTGTATAAGCTCCCTCAGTTCTTCAGTAGTGTGACGTACAAGTAAGCCACTAAAGTCTTTGTTACCTAAGTTACGTAAAGGGTCAGCTAACGTGGCATACGACTTACCACCACCAGCTGCTCCACCATACAATACTTCCCGTTCATTAGCAGCCAAGTAGTTAGTCTGTGGACCGGGATTTGGTTGGAAGACTATCTCTTGTGCACGTTCTACATCATATGTATCAGGTATTGCAGTAGCGTATACTTTATACTCTGGTTTAACTTCCTCAGTCTTTATAGGTGTAGGTACCGATTCTTTCTTTTTCGAGCGTTTCGTATTGCGCAATCGTTTCTTCGAGCCAGCTGGCGAGTTTACGCTTAATTGCAGCAAGTGATTTACGTCTTCGCTCGACATCTATACGTTTCTTAAGCCCATCATGAGTTATGCTTCTGCCTGATTGAGTAGTTAACCAAGCAGATACTTCCCGATAACTATACTGCTTTAAATGCTTCTTTGCAAGCTCTAATAATTCTAATTCTCTTGATATAGGCATTAACCAAGAATCATCTTCAGTATCTATTTTATAACCAAAAGGTACGGACCTCTTAGTTAATCGTGGTACTCTTTCCCAACTCTTTATATTGTTAGGCTTTGGCAACATCCAATAACCTAACTCTGCTTTCTCAAAGTTAGTCTTACGTTTCATTGCTTTAATTAGCATCCTTAGGGGGTAGGATGAACAGGCCACCACTAGACTCTACTGCAACCTTTTCAGTTTTAACAAGGCCAGAACGGTCTAGTACCTGACCTGCTGCAATCATACGTTCCTTAACGCCTAACTGCGTAGGGTCATCCAAAGCCGACCCATAAGCAATAGCAGCTTTTGGGCCAAGTCTTGACATGTAGCTTTTAGTAGCTTCAAATATTTCATCTTTAAGAGCCTCTGTAATTGAACGTGTAGGTGTACCATCACTATAGCCAGACATACGTTTAGCCATAAGAACATCCCCAGCCGCCTCATCAAAGAGTACTTCTAGAAACTTCTGCTGGTTATCTGTTAGCTTCTTAGCCATAGTATCATTACCTTTAACTAATGTTGTGGTATAGGTAGTTATAACATACTAGTAATAAAAATGCAACTACCTTCTAACAAACACATTTATTACAGGAACACTCTTTATTTAACACTGCAAGTAGTATACGTTTAAAATATCGCTTCATGATTTTTTCCTATACGGTTTTACTTTTGCTGCAATTTTTTTCGGTTGAGCCACATACTGTTTACCCGCAGCATTTCCCTGTCGCTTAGATCGTGTTGTAGCGGCATACTCAGCAGAACTAAGAGACTTAATAGCTTTCTTAGGGAGGTAGCGTTCTCCCGTAGCTTTTGGCCCTTGGGTAGAAGGTTTACCACTCTTAGTAGTCCACTTTTGTTTAGTCCAATCAGAAAGACTTTTTTGACTTTTACTTTTTGCCATCATGCTTTTTCTGTACAGCAAAGTTTGCAGTAAGTGATGCCCCCTTGTGAGGTACAAACTTAGCTACATGTTTCATTAGCTTCATACTACCATCAGTTTGTTTCATCCAATGATAACCTTTAGGTGCGTCTACCTTCATGATGTGTATCCCCCGCCTTTAGCTTTATATTGTTTAGCGACCATCTGTGCTTTCCTTGCACTCCACTGTCCGGGGCTTCCGCCTTTACCGCCAGCCTTAACGGATGATACAAGAGACTTACGCATAGTAGGCTTAGTATAATTCCCAGCCGCATTAACGCCAGACTTTTTCTTGCTCGTAGAACTTGTCTTGGATTTCACCACGGGTAATTCCTATATCTTTAAGCATCTTGTCTGACATATTGTGTAGCTGCCAGTACTCTGCTCTTCGCATTTGGTTACGTTGTATCTTCTTGAACAAACGTTTAAACATGGTATAACTCCTCTATTACCAAGGATAGTTATACCATGTCTAGCGTTGCGGGACTACATACAAGAATGCAATCCCGCTATGCGTAGTAGTTACTTCTTCTTAGCTGCAGGCTTCTTAGCCATACCGCCATACATGTAGCCACTCTTCTTAGACATACCACCAGCCATCATCTTAGCTGCTGGTTTCTTCTTAGCCATACCGCCAGCCATCATCTTAGCAGCAGGCTTCTTCTTGGCAACTCCACCCTTATTCATTTTGCCAACACCGTCAGCAGCGTAGGCTGGAACTTTCTTGCCGTTCTTCATAGTCATAGGCATCTTAGCCATTATATCTTCCTTTTTTATAATTTATGATAAAACTACACGTACTAATGTACTTGTACTGCTACCACGCCTATAGTTTAAAATAGTAGCATTGCCTATAGCTTTAGGTACTACAAGAGAGTGTACACCAGCAGGAAGCATAATATCACTATCAGTAATATCAGCCTCTGCTACTCCAAACCCAATGTCTAAAGCGTGACTTGTTTCAATAAGCACCATCTTAGCGTCAGTGCAAACTACGTGTGTAGTAGCAGTATCACCTAGAGTAACTGCGTCTTCTACAGCCCACCCTAAGTGTTCTCCTACTAATGCTGCTTGATCAACCATTGGTTATTTTCCCTTAATGTACTGAGTATTCTAACTCAACAGTAAACCGACCTGCAGTACCATCTGCGTTCATAGTGGTAGTAGCAAATACATACAGATTATTGTGTGCAATAGCTGCCTGTACTAGAGGATCAAAAACGTGATACCCTGCTGCATCCAAATCAATATCAATTTCAGTTACTGAGTCAGTAGCAGAGATACGTGGATTGAATGATGCAACACCTGCACCTACAATTTCTGTACCTGAAGATACAACAGCAGCATTAGTAGCAATGCCTGATGTAGGATTAAGTGCTAGTCCACCTACAAGTGTTGGTCCTGCAACAGTAGTAATAAATACTACAGCACGATGGATAAAGAACTTAGTCGGGGTTACAATACCTGACGGAGTAGATGTATCTAATGTACCTAACTCTACCAAGCAGTCTCCATCTGCATAAGCAGAGGCAGCATCTGTAGCTGCCAGTGAACCTACAAATGTTTGGATCTTACGTGTACCAAATGAATGTAGTAGTCCTGTACCTGTGATACTATCTGAGAAAGTACCTGTACCAGTTACGTCAATGCCATCACCAAAAGTAATGTCAGTTTGATAGGCTTCAATGCCTTCTGTTAGTGTAGTAGTTGCCATGTTATTATATTCCTATATGTTTACCATTTGACTTTATCAGCCCAGTAGGCTGCGCTAAGTTTACCTTTTTTAATATTCTTACCGTGTCTTGCTTTAAAGGATGCACGTTTTTTCTTCATGCGGTCCGATTCACCCGCTTTTGGTTTACCAGCCGTTTCGGCTCCCTGCTCACCGAACCTGATGAGCTTAATGGTGTCACCTTCTTTGGCAAGCACGGCGTGGGATTTGGTTGGATGCTTGGGTGTCTTCTTAGGTTTGTTGTAACCTTCAAACTTTTCACCTCTATACTCTACAGCCATTAAGTTTTCTTTTTCTTTACAACGCCACCTTTATTAAGAATGTATTTAGTGACCTTACCTTTTTTATCTCTGCCTGATGGCAATGCGGGAGTACCTCCCTCAGGAGGAGATCTCATAGATCTAGGTGGTTTTTTCTTATTCTTATTACTAGGAGGAGGTCCATACTTATCTCTAATTATCTTATCAAAGTAAAAAGGGTTTTTCCTACGTATATCATTGACTCTTTTCATATCACTAGCGGATATTATTTTAAGTTCTTCTTCAGGTGTTTTTTTACTCATAGGACTACTTTCTAGCTAATAAAAATTCTATCTTAAGCTGCATCTCTACTAGCTGTAACTCTATGTCTCTAACTCGTTTAATGTTTTCTTGTACAGAAGATGGAGGTTTCCAGTTATCAATCCAATTGTCATTCTCTTCAACCTCTACAAACATAGCAGCAATGTCATTCTCTACAAATGCTAGGCGTTCCATGATACCAAAGTAAGCCCACACAGATACAGCAGTACCAGCTATCAAACCTAAGAGGTTCTTTAGTGGTATAGTAAACTCTGATGTGTCGCTTAGCTTAGGCATTAGTTCCTATATCTTCTAGCTTAAAACAACCTGCCTTAGCATACACGCCTGTCTCTAAGAAGTCATCCCTAACTTTATATGCATCAACTAGACATTCTTCTTTAGTAGGAAAGATATCATTTACATTAGCAAATACAGTACAAGAAAGTGCATTAGGGCTGCTACAAGCTAGGACTATAGAAAGAAACATAATTACTTACCTTTAGGTGTACCACTTTGAGTGGCAGGTCTAGAAGCACCAGCGTTGATTGCCTTAGGACGCCCCGTAGTAGCGAAGCCCTTGCCCTTCATAGCGTCTTTACCATACAGTTTTATATTATCGTAGTCTTCGCCAAACTTTTTAAGGGCAGCATCGTATTTCTTGCCAAATTCTTTTGCGCCATGTGTACCACGATCCGCATACTTTTTGGCGGCTGCTATTTTGGTGTCTTCATTTTTCTTGAGGGTTGCTTCTGTTGCTATTCTACTAGTGGTCATGTATATAGTCCTTAATGTTATTGTTTAAACTATTCCCATTCCCTCTTACGGTCAGGGTCTAATACTTCTCTACGTTTTAACATACCCTCAAGGTACATAGCACGTTCAACTCTATCTAGAGTGT